CAGAGTTCCAACCGATCCTGCGGCTTGAACCCCAGACAAGGCAAAAGATTTTGTTAATCCAACCGTACCAGCGCTTCCAACCGCCTGAACCCCTGTCAGTGCAACTTCTTTGCCGTGGGTTACTGTGCCAACTGCACCAGATGCTGTAACGCCCGTCAGTGCCTTGGTAATTGATGGGATTACCGTGCCAACACTGCCAGTCGCCGCATCCCCTGTTTCGGGTTCAAGTTTGGTGTAAACGACTGTTCCGGCAAACCCGGAAGCCAATACTCCTGTCAGGGCAACTGCTTTACTTTGGACTACTGTGCCAACAGAACCTGTCGCCGCAACACCTGTCAAGGCAACTGTTATGCTTTGAACTACTGTGCCTACGCTGCCTGTGGCTGCAACACCTGTTAAGGCATTTGCATGATTAACACCAACTGTTCCTACATTGCCAGTCGCAGATACACCCGTCAGGGCAAGTGTAATGTCATTTGCGCCTAACGATGCGTATGGAGCCTGTGCAAATGCGGATATACCAAACATGGTCTACGGCCTGCGCCGCCTCCGCTTAGGTTGTAGCCAGACGCAAAAGTGCTGCTGATGTGCTGTTAGTAGGCATCGTCAAGGTAAAAGTACCCGCCGTGATGGTCTGTGAACCAAACGTGTGGACACTGATTGCCTTGTTGCTCTGAGTCGAGTTGTAGAGCAAGACCGTATCAAATGCCGTTGATAGCGTCACGGTTGTGTAAACGATTGAGGCTGAAGGTGTCCAGTACGCTACACCAGCAGTTGAAGAACTGTTGGTCGAAGTTGGAGCCGTGGCATTCGTTACCGTCACGCCGCCAGCGGTATAGTTTGTACCGGACACTTCACCGGTAACTGTGTACACAGTGGTTGCCGCATTGATCGTACCGGAAACCAAATACAGAGCCGCCTTAACGGTATCTGTCGTTGGCGCGGTCAAACTGCCGCGAGACACAATAGTTGAAGTGCCAAGCTGGTGTTGACCAAGCATCAGCTCGCCCATGAAAGAGGTACACATTGATTGGGTATTTGCCACTTTATTTCTCCTTTAGCCAATTGATGCTGTTTCGCCGCCGCCAAAGACGGGCATTTTCTTCATGGTCACATGGGCAGAACGGTGAACAAGTTCGCCTTCCAGCCAATACTCAACCCATGTGGTGAGTTCATTGTCATTATCGACTGTACCTTCCCGCTTTTCAAGCAAAGAATCGTCCATGTCGCCTTTGGTTGTAGTGACTAACATTACACTATCCTTATGATTGCTGAAGTGTTGGTGGAGGTGGGGAACTGTACCGTGAATGTTGTGGTCGAAGTTTTGTCCGCACCAAAGTCCAGCACGCAAACAGCAGGATTACCGCCACCGCTTTGGTAAATCAATGCGCCACGGGCAGTCAAAGCAGAAGTCCAGACGGCGTTGTTGAACGATATGTACGCTGTATTGCCGGAGTTACCTACTGTCGGAGTCTGCGCAATCGTAAGAGCAAGACCACCAGCTGTGTACCCTGAAGCCACAACCTCGCCCGTAGCCGTATAAGCCGTGGTAGCGGCATCAAGCGAGGCCGCATTAGTGTACAGAGCCATGTAGAACGTGCCAGACGTAAAGTTGAACGTCCCGTTCATCAGCCCTGTTTTGAAAGAGTTGCAAGCCCAATTTCCTGTAAAAGCCATTACGTCACCGCCTGTCTAAATTGCCCAGACCGGTAAGCGTCCTGACGCTCCATGCCATCACCCAAGCGCTTGGCTAATGCAAGTGCTTCTTTGTACTTGGCATCGTATCCAGTAATGATGTCCACTTCACCTTTCATAAAGGTATACGCCTCGACCAAAGAGCCATAGAGCAACACAGAATCAAAATTGTCACCAAGCCAAGATGTGCCAGCAGGGTTGGTTGTGTAAGTTACAGGTACAGAAAACCCAGTGCCTGCGCTACCAATGTAAGTTGCGCTGACAGATAAAGTATCTCCGACCAAATATTGACTGCCTGACGTTGAAATTGCTACCGCCGAGACAGCGCCGCTTGCTACGGTTATTGATGCAAAAGCTCCAGTACCCGTGCCGCCGGTTAAAGGCACGTTATAGTACGTTCCGTTGGAATAGCCAGAACCACCTGTTATTACGCCAACACCTGTCATTTGACCGCGAATAATAGATACCGGGTAGTAATAGTAATGGAGTTCAATTGTGTAAGCCGCATCAGGTGTCGGGCCAAGAATGAATGACAACTCATTGGAAATAGTGCTTGACGCTACAGTTGGGCCAAATAATGCGTAGTACTTCGGAATAGCCGTATCTGTTGGAGTTGGATATGCCTGACGGATGAAGTTCACATCTTTGTTTAACAAGTACTCATACGCGCCCGTGGCATCAACAACAGCCATTGAATATGTAGCCAAAAAATCATCAGGGCAAGATAAATATTTATTACTGATTGTTGTTGTGCCGGTTACATTCTTGCGAATAGACGGGAACTGAACCGAGTTGTAAATGCGTTGTTCAGCCTGCTGGATGAAACGGTTAATCTGAGTTGAAGAACCCTCAGTCGTTCCATCAGCAAGGTATACATCGGGGAACTGATTCTCCGTGTAAGACTGAATCGAAGTTACAAGCTCGTCGTATGTCATGCCATCGGGCCTCTACTCATTAAGCCTTTAGTAGCCGCACCGGTGCCACGCATCTTGATGCCAGTTGTTTTAGGTTCTCTAGTAATGTCACCAAGAGAAACTCGACGAGCGGGAACGTTGCCGCCCGGCTCAGAGCCGTTTGCAGCCATTGTGTTTGGGTCTGGACGGAAGCCGCCATTGTTCAATGAGTCATTAACACTTTGTGGCTGGCCAGTCATAGTGTGTGGCTGTGCATAGACACTGGCATCGCCAACTTCTTTGCCCATTCGTTTGTCGCTGAATTTAGCCATTATTTGCTCCGCTGATTGTTTACACGGGCCATGTTACGACCAACAGCACGCATTTGCTGACCAGTAGGGCCGCCTTTTTTAAGCTTCAGGGATGTACCCTTGCCGCCTTTGTGTTCTTGCGTATCGTGCTGCTTGAACGCTTTTTTAATTAACGCAACATCTTGTTTTTTGTCTGATGCCGCTGATTCCATTTTTGCCATGATCGACTCCTTATGTCGTTGCAACTGTAACTGTACCAATTATCACTGCCATCGCCAAGTTATTTGGTGTTAAATAAACATCTGCCCCCTGCGATCCGCCAACCGGATTCCATCCCCACTGATATACACGACTGCCGCCTTCGTTGGTGCCGGCACCGGTAATTCCACCGCCATTTGCAACAAGTTGCAATCCGCTGGTCCCGGATACCTGATAGCTGGTATCTGGCCTTGGCTCTCTTACCGCTTGCGCGTCTTCAACAGGGTACATGCCAAGCTGGAGCTGCGGGTGATCCGGCTCCCAACACTCTGGGCAGACTTTGATGTTTACAAGCTTGGTTTTAATGACCAGTTTGCGCAAGGCAGTCAATTTATAGCGTTGACCGCAGCGATCACACTCCGCAATTGAATATTTGCCTGACGCAAATCTATTAGGCATAGATAGTGTTCCTTGGAACGTACCGATCAGCAGACTTATCTCTGTCTTCGGTAGATGCCAATGCCCACTGCTCTTCGTATTCCGACTTCAAAAACGGAATTCGCATCTGCGCGTCAGGTAATTTCTGCGCCAAGTAAAAAGCCAAGCCTGCAACCATGCAGCTTACAAACCGAAATGGGATATCTTGGATATTTACACCGCCGCCTGCGTCCTGCACACGGCGCAAGCGCCAATAAATGAACGTGTATTGACTACCAGGTGAATTTGGAGCTGGCCAAACATTTATGTTTGACAAAAACGTTGCGTAGATAGCGGTTCCGGTAGCGTGAGCAGCCGCAGTCGTGTTGTTTTGGCCTCTGAAACAGTTTAAAAGCTGGTTTCCTGACACGTTCTGATAGGAGATGACCTCTGACCCAAGCGTTATGAAGCCGGTGGTGGAAAGCTGCGAGGCATCAGTTACCGTGATGGTGGTATCTGTGGCAGTAATGGCCCCATCCAGCGTTGTAGTGGTCAGGTTTGAGTTACCTGACTGCCTGTTTACCCATACTTGAATCGGCTTGCCGGTCGCATTCTTGTTTGGAATGGACGCATAGGTAGGCTCAGATATGCGCGTGATGCTGATATCTGTTTGGTTTGTATCCGATCCGGTGCGGATGACTTGATCCAGCAGGTCAATTGTGTCCACGGGAACCGCATACATATTTTGGCCAGTTGTCATCGTGATCTGACCCTGCTCAATCGTCCAAAGATTGATACCGCGATTGGCCCACTCAATGGTCAGCAAGTTCAAAGATCGACGGGCAGTCTTCATGTCATAGCCCGTGCGCAATTCAGCGCCGCAACGCTCAAATGCTTCTTCGATCAGCTCAGAAAGATCAAGATTGAATGCTGATGTACCGGATGTATTTGCCATTACTCTTGCTCGTTATGGAGTTCAGTAGTAACTTCAGGCTCCACAACGGGCGTAGCCACTGGCGCAGACTCCACAACAGCCTCAACAACAGGGGCGGCAGGAGCAGGGGTGATTTTGGCAATCAAAGCCTTGACATCGTCCGGCACAGAACCAGAGGCGTTACGCTGAACATCGGCGTACATGTTGAGGCCAACCAGAATCAAGTCGGCTTCTTCTTGGGTTACGTTAATTGCTGACATGGTATTTCATTATTTCATCTTTTTCAGGGTTTCAGCAAGACGGGCGCGTTGGCCAAGCTTGCCGGGTTTCTTGGCTGCTGCCGCCAATTTCTTTGCAGGGATAGGCTTATCGCCCTTTACGCCCAACTCAGCGCGCAAAGCGCCAGGCTTTTTAATAGCCTTTTGAATCCATTTCTCAGCCATTTTTTGCCATCCTCATATTGTCAATTAAGTTCGGGTATGGGCGGCCCGCGGCCTTAGCAGCAGCCTTGGCTTTGGCCTTCTTCTCAGGCGACAGCTTTTTGTGCTTCTTGGCAGGGTTGGGTGTATCCCAAACCTGACCGCCTTCAGCATACATAGCCACATCCTGCGGTTTGTCTTTGCGATGAATGACTTTCTTCCCCGGCATCTTTGACGGGTTGATGTCGCCCATGCCGCGAGAGGCCATCATTTCTTTGCCATCCCGCCGCCGCACATAATCATCGTGCCGCGAGTCTTGCCGCGCTGAGCAATGCCGTCTGCGCGTTTAGAAGCAGTCATGCCGCCTTTGGAAAAACTATCAGGATAAGTTTCAGCAGCTTTGTAGGCTTTATCTTTTTTAGTCTGCATTGCTGCATCTTGCGCCTCTTGCATAGATTGCTGTTGACCTGGCGTCATTGAGTCTTTTTTGCCGCTAGATTTGGCTTCGGCTTCAGCTTCGGCTTCTCGTTTTTCTCTGGCATTTTTAATCATTTCGCTGCCACCGATGCCGCCAAGAAAGCCAAGAGTGGCAGGGCCACCAATTTTAGTAACTGCTTCAAGCGTACCTGCGCCGCCTGCGCCACTACCACCACCTTCAAGCGGCTGATCGTCCATCCCATGCCTTGTAAAACGTCCCATGATTTTTCCTTAACA